GGGGTACTTTGCTGATAAAATGGAAAGACCTAAAGACCAAACTCTTGGGGACTTTATGACTGATGAGCAAAAGCAAAAAGAGTTAGCAGCTATTGAAGAAGCAGAGGCAGAGTATTTATTAAGTGAGATACGAGCTATAATTAAAAGCGACAAGCGTGTAAAGGGTGGTAAAAAGATGGTATTAGAAAGCTACTCTGATTATCCAAGTGGTGTGAGCAACAACGCAAAAAGAGGGTTAGAACTTAACGAAAAAGTAAACAACAAATGTGCTACACAAGTTGGTAAGGTAAGAGCGCAACAATTAGCGCAAGGCAAACCAATCTCTAAAGAAACTATTAAACGGATGTATTCTTATTTGTCAAGAGCAGAGGAATACTACGATGAGGGCGATACAAAGGCTTGCGGTACTATCTCTTATCTATTATGGGGTGGTAAGGCTGGTTTACGTTGGGCTAATAAAAAATTAAAAGAGTTAGATGCGTAGGTTTAAGAAATTCTTTACACCAAGTAGAACAAGTCCAAAGGGTGGGCGCAGAGCGTGTTTATGCAAGGATAATACCTACTCTATAAAATGCTGTGATGGTAGTTTAAGGGCGCAAGGGATTGGCAGTACAACTGGTGAAGATTTAAGTGGGGTGTGGTATGGGTATATAATTGAGAGATGTTCTGATGGACATACACATCACGTTCATATGCACGACACAGAACTTGTTGTGGGTAAGACATATTACTTAACATTAGAGAATAACCATAATGCTTGTTATACAGTAACGGCAGAACATCATTCAGAGGGAATACATATAAATACAGCATCTATTGCTTATGATGATTGTACAACTTGTGAAAATGCTAACTAAAAATGCAAAATTAATTTTTAACACTTATATATTAATATGAACACGAACGATATGATTAGTAAAATCAAAGATGTTTTAAACTTATCCGAAGAAGTTAAGTTGGAACAACAAGCGTTAGAGAACGGAACTGTTTTAGAAGCAGAAGCGTTTGAAGCCGGTAACGAAGTATTTATTGTTACCGAAGATGAAAAAGTAGCTGTACCAGTTGGAGAGTATGAACTTGAAGATGGTAAAATACTTGTAGTAGCAGAAGAAGGTCTTATTGCTGAAATTAAAGAAGCTGGCGAAGAAGAAACACCAGAAGAAGAAGTAGAAGCAAAAGAAGATGTAGTCCTTGAAGAAGAAGAAAAAGAAGAAATGGGCTATGCTACTAAAGAAGAACTTGCAGAGGTTAAATCAATGGTTGAGGAAATCAAAGCAATGTTAGAGCCTAAAGAGGACTTAAGCGCAGATGAGTTAGGAAATCTTGTAACAGAGGAACTATGCAAGCACGAAAAAGTAGAATTAAGCGAAGTACCAGAAGAAGTACAAGCAGAACTTAACGAGCCAGCAGCCGAGCCAATCCAAGCTAACCCAGAGGCTAAACAACACAAAGTACAATTTAATATTGCACCTAATAGAAAATTAGGGACATTAGATAGAGTATTTTCAAAACTAAATAAATAAATAACTAAAAACTAAATAAAATGAGTGTAGTAATTACTAATTCAACTTATGCTGGAGAATTTGCTGGTAAATATATTGCAGCAGCTTTACTTTCAGCCGACACATTAGACAAAGGCAATATCACAATTATGCCTAATGTCAAGTTTAAATCTGTAATCCAAAAGGCTTCTACTGACGATATCGTTAAAGATGCTTCTTGTGGTTTTGAGCCAAATCAAGGAACTTTAACTCTTACGGAAAAAGTACTCGAGCCTCGTGAACTACAAGTAAACCTTGAAATTTGCAGAAAAACGCTTCACGAATCGTGGCAAGCTGCTCAAATGGGCTTTGGTCTTAACGATGAACTTCCAAAAGACTTTTCTGATTTTGTATTGGCTCACGTTGCTGCTAAAGTAGCTGACCGCACAGAAAAAAGTATCTGGAGTGGAGATTCTGGAACTTCTGGACAATTCGATGGTTTTGCTACATTGTTAGCTGCTGATACTGCTTTGCCAGCTGGACAAGACATCGTAGGTACTGCTGTAACTGCTGCAAACGTAGTTGCTGAATTAGGTACTGTTGTAGATGCTATCCCAACTGCTGTTTACGGAAGTGAAGATTTAGCTATCTATGCTGCTTCTAACGTAATTCGTGCATATACAAGAGCATTAGGCGGATTTGGTTCTGTAACTGGAAACGGTGGCGGTGCAAACGGATTTGAGAACAAAGGAAACAACCAAGTATTAGGTAACCTTTTCTTTGATGGTATCCCAGTAATTCCTTGTAGAGGTGCTGCTGACGATATGATTATCGCTGCTGAAAAGTCTAACTTGTTTTTTGGCACATCTTTGGTTTCTGATTTGTCAGAAGTGGCTGTCATTGATATGAGCCAGACAGATGGAAGCCAGAATATTCGTGTAGTAATGCGCTTCACAAGTGGTGTGCAATACGCACAAGTATCTGACATCGTTTACAGAACTGTATAATAATTAATTAATCAACGTAGAAAGGGGTGGGGCAATTTACCCTACCCTTTTTTATTTAAAAAAACTATAAAAATATGGCTTGTTCATTAACAACTGGTAGAAAAGTACCTTGCAAAAGCGCAGTAGGTGGTATTAAAACTATTTACTTTGCTGACTTTGGTACTTTAGGAGATGCCACAATAGCTGCTGGAGAGATTACAGCATTTAGCGGAACTCCAGATTGGTTTCAGTTTGATGTTAAGGGTAATTCTTCTTTAGAAACCAGTATAAATTCGAGTAGAGAGAATGGTACGACATTCTATGAAAGTACACTTAACCTTACACTTACATTCCAAGACAAAGCGACACAAGAGGAACTTAAACTAATTGCACACGCAAGACCACACATCGCAATAGAGGACTACAACGGAAATTATTTCGTTATGGGATTAGAAAACGGCGCTGATGTAAATGGTGGTACTATTGTAACTGGTGCTGCTATGGGAGATTTAACTGGGTACACAATCACAGCGGTAGCGCAAGAAACTGCACCGCCTTACTTTGTAACTGGGTCAGTAATTACAGCTGATGCATCTGCGGTACAAATCGACCCAACTGCATAATCACAATTAGGGTTTTAAATTTAGGGTTATCTTAACGGATAGCCCTTTTTTTATGCCTTACAATACAAAATAAATTAGTTTTGTTTATATATTAATATGAAGCTAATAGGCACAAACGGAAATAAGACCTTTAAGATAATACCAAGACAATATATTAATGGTGGTATAACAGTAAATCTTACAAGCGAAAGCACTGGTACAAACGTAAACTTAACTCCTACTGCATCAACTGATGGCAATTATATGAGTTTTGATGCGGTTTTTGGAACGCTAACAGAAGGCGATTTTTACATATTAGAAGTTAAGAACGGAACTGCGGTAATATACAAAGACAAAGTATTTTGCACAGACCAAACAATAAACCAAACTACTAACAACTACTACTCTATTAATAAAGATGAGTATGTACAAGAAGATAGTTTTGATAACGATTACATTATATTATGAACGATTTAAGAGTAGTTAATTTAAGCAACTATACAAGCCCAGAGATTATAGAGAAGTCTAATAAGGATTGGGTAAGTTATGGTGCAGATAACGATTATTTTAGTCATTTAATTAGAAACTATGAAAATAGCCCTACTAATAATGCTATTATAAACGGTATTAGCGAAATGATATATGGCAAAGGTTTAGATGCTTTAAACAGCAATAAGAAGCCAGAGCAGTACGCTAAAATGATGTCTTTATTTCACAAGGATTGTGTGCGTAAGTTATGCTATGACCTTAAATTAATGGGTCAATGTTCAATGCAAGTTATATACTCAAAAGACCGCAAGACTGTGGCGCAAGTAGAGCATATCCCAGTTGAGAACTTAAGAGCAGAGAAATGCAACGACAAAGGCGAGATAGAGGCTTACTACTATTCTGATGATTGGAGTAAAGTAAAAAAAGCAGACGATTGCACACGCATACCAGCTTTTGGTTATTCAACAGAAAACATAGAGATTGTATACGTTAAGCCTTACAGAGCTGGGTATAAATATTATTCTTCTCCAGATTATGCTGGCTGTTTACAATGGTGTGAAACTGAAAGTGAGGTATCAAATTTTCACTTAAACAACACTATGAATAGTTTTTCTCCTAACACCTTGATACAATTTAACAATGGTACTCCAAATGCGGAAGAAAGACAAATGTTAGAAAACAGAATAGCTGCTAAATTTACTGGTAGTGGTGGAAATAAGTTTATACTTGCTTTTAATGATAATAGCGATAGTGCAGCAACAGTTGAAACGCTACCAATTAGCGATGCTCACAATACTTATGAATATGTAAGTAATGAGGCAACTAAAAAAATAATGGTAGGTCATAGAGTTGTAAGCCCTATGTTATTAGGTATTAAAGACCAAAGCGGACTTGGTAACAACGCAGACGAGTTAAAGACTGCATCTATCCTTATGGATAACACCGTTATTAGACCGTTTCAGACACTTTTAATAAATGCCTTTGATAGTATATTATCTTACAATAATATTAGCTTAAAACTATACTTTAAGACCTTACAGCCTTTAGAGTT